CTATGTGAATACTCCAAGAGATCATCAACCTCATGAATGGGGGCTCAAAAAACAAGATATATTAAGGAGAAAATTAGCTTTACCTAATCTAGTAAAGACAGTAAAAAGCATGATAAACTTCCCCTATTATTTAAATAATAACAGTGTAAGTTTGAGAATAGATCAATTATGAAATTAACTGCAAATATTACCTTAGATGAACTCACAAAGAGTCAGGTGGCAGAGAGAAAGGGATACAATAACAATCCTAATCCTGCACAAATAGAAAACTTAAAAGCATTAGCTGTAAATGTATTACAACCTATTAGGTCACATTTTGAAAAACCTTTAATTATCTCTAGCGGGTTCCGTTGTGCTGAGCTGTGCATAGCCATAGGATCGTCAGTAAACAGCGAACATATTGCTGACAACGGTTCTGCGGCGGCTGACTTTGAAGTTCCAGGCATTGATAATAAAGTACTAGCTGAATGGATAAAAGATAATTTAGATTATAATCAACTGATTCTAGAATTCTATAAAGACGGAGAGCCAACAAGCGGATGGATCCATTGTTCATATTCATCAACTTCAAATAAAAATCAAAACCTAAGGGCATACAGAGAAGACGGAAAAGTAAAATACAGACCATGGTAATTAAAGATAATTTTTTAGATGAAACTTTAATTAACATGTTGAATGGTAGGATTTTATATTTTCCTATGACTTATACAGGTTGTTCTAACGATAATGATGACACAGTTTTTTTCAATCGGAATTTTGATATGAAAGATATACTAACAGAATATCTTTGTAGAAAAGTTCAAGAAACTGTAGATTGGGGAGTGGGTTTCAAAAGGGTTTATGCAAATATTCAATTTACAGATATGCCTGGAAGCTGGCACGTGGATGATGGCACAGATACTTTTATATTGATGACCTCAAGAACGCTTGAAAAAGGAGTAGGTACCTTTGAATTAGAAACGGGAGAAAAATCTGATTTTATACAAAATAGGTTGATTTGTTTTGACGCAAATGTTAAGCATAGAGGAAATCCACCAAACAGTAATAAGGATCCTAGGATTACTATTACATTTAAAACGGAGAGATTAAGTGGCAATAACTAGATCACAGATGACACAACAGGTTACTAACCCACCTATGAAGAAAAAAATAAAGGTGAAAAAGAAAAAGAAGAAGGGTGACAATACTAGTAACAGGAAGTGACGGCTTTATAGGTAAAGCCTTATCAACCAAATTAGATTTCGTACCATTAGATTCAAAAAGAGGAACACGTGTTGAGTGGTCAAAACCTTTTCTTGAATATTTAAAACCAGAAGTAATTATTCATTTAGCAAGTCATTCAACGGTAAAACAAACAATCAAAGCACCCAGTGAAGCTGCTGAAAATATTATTACTAACACAGTAAGATTAATTGAGTGGGCAAAACCAAAACATTTTATATATTTTAGTAGCAGTATGGTTTATGGGAATTTTGAAGATGGAGTTAAAGAATATGATATTCCTCAACCAACAAATTTATATGGTTTATACAAATTAGCTGCAGAAGAAGCAATAAGACTTTCAAAAATTAATTATACAATTATCAGACCTAGTGCAGTTTATGGTAGAAATGATAATCAAGATAGAGTCATACCAAAATTTATAAAGAACGCTATAGAAAACAAACCTTTGACTGTTGATGGAAATAATAAAGCTGATTTTACTCATGTAAATGATGTTGTAGAAGGTATTTTAAAAATAATAAATAATCCAAAATGTTTTAAAAAAACTTATAACATGACTTTTGGTGCAGGTATTTATATTAAGTACGTAGCTAAACTTATTAAAGAAATGACAGGTAGTAAATCAGAAATAATTATAAATAAAGGTAATAGTAACTATCCTTCAAGAGGAGCTCTAGATAATTCAAAAATATTTGAAGACACAGGATGGTCAGCAAAAACTAATATTGAAAATGGTTTAAAAAAACTTATAAGAAACTAATGAAGTTTTCATTTGCTACGACTCCAGAAGGTTTCGACAATCATATAAAAAAATCTATAAGAAATTATGAAGACTTGGTATCTGATACAATTACTTTTGGTAATTACTTTATTGAAGATAATACTAATGTATATGACCTAGGATGTTCAACAGGAAGACTTCTTCATCAGATAAAAGAAAATCAAAAAAATATTGACGTTAATTATATTGGTTTAGAAACTTGTTTAGGTTTTGAAAAGTTTAAAGATATTGAGATTCACAATGAAGATATTAGGCATTGGACATACCAAAACGCTTCATTAATCACATCAATATTTACATTACAATTTATACCCTTGAAAGATAGGGCTAAAGTCATTGAGTCTGTTTACCATGGTTTAAATGAAGGAGGAGCTTTTATCTTTGCTGAAAAAATACAAATGCAAAATTCTAAATTACATGAAATGATGATTTTTAATTATTATGATTATAAAAGAAAACATTTTTCTGAAAAAGAAATATTAGAAAAAGAAAAAGAATTAAGAAATATTATGAAGCCAATAAAACGTTCAGAGTTAATTGAAATGTTAAAAAAGCATCCTTGGCATTTGGAACCCTTCTGGCAATCTAATTTGTT